AGGGATCGTACTGCTGGACTTGCTGGAGTCGCTGGTTGAGTAACTGGCCTACGTCAAACTGAGGGACCTGACCACCAAGCTGGGTCAGTCTCCCCTGCTGGGAGATTGCAGGCAACTGGGGCATGGGTGCTGGCGGTGCCTGGGGGCGTCTCATGGCTCCTCACCAAATGCCCTCCGCCGGCGACGTTCCGGCGCGCGACGGTCCCGGTGTGCCCCGCGTGCCGTCGCGTGCGGCTCGACACGGGGGCACAGGCTGTTGAGGTGCGGGCCTACGCGGCGGGGGGCATAGCCGTCTACCTTCGCTGCCGCGCTTGCGGGGAGCAATTCAAGCTGCCAGTGGAAGGATCCTTCGGGTAGCGCTCTTGGGTTCCACGCCTCACGCGGTTTGGATCCCAATAGCGCGATATAGGGGATCGTGCGCCGCGCGCGTAGAACCAGGGCGTGGCGACTGCGATCACTCCCGCCGAGCTTGAGACCGCGATCGTGGCCTTCACGGCTGCGGTGGCCGCGGGGAATTACCCGCTCGCCCGCGATTGGCTCCTGCAGGCGGGGTCGATCAAGTCCGGGCTGCCGGCGACGTCGGCGCGCGGTGTGTCGGTCGCGTACTCGACGGACCTCGACGCGCTCGCGCGGCTACTCACGGAGGCCGAGGAGCGAGCAGCGCGTCGCGCGGGAAACAAGCGCCTGATAGACACGGGCGTCGCGCACCGGCGAGGTGGCCCGTGATTGACGCGCGGCCCTGGGCCACGCGCACGTATCACTCGGTGCTCGCGTTGTTCGCGCCGCGCCGCGCCCTGGTTGTGCGGCACCTGGATCGCATGGACCGCGACCCGGACTACCGCGAGGGGGTGCTCGAGGTGCTGCGCGCCCGCGGGTACCGTCACGGGACGAGCGACAAGCAGACGACGCCGTGGAACGAGTCAGCCGGGCCGCGAAGCGGCGACGCCGAGCTGCTCGGCGACTTGACGAAGCTGCGCAACCGTTCGCGCATGGTTTCCCGCGACGACGCGATCGGTAGCGGGCTGTTCACGACGTTGCGGAGCAACGTGATCGGCACCGGGATCCAGGACCGCGCGAGCACCGGCGACGACGTCCAGGACGACGCGGTCGACGAGGTGTGGACCGAGCTGCGCGACGAGCTCGCCCCCGCCGACCTGCTCGACTGGCCCTCGCTCCAGGAGACGCTCCTCGACCGCCTCGCCGAGGACGGCGAGGTGTGGATCAAGGCCAGCGCCGTCGGCGACGACGATCCGCTTTCGTTCGAGGTGATCGAGGCCGAGCGGGTCGAGACGCCGTTCGGCGCGGCGCCGCAGGACAAGCTGGGTCAGATCCGCGGCGGCGTGGAGCGCGACCGCAACGACCGCGTCGTCGCGTATTGGATTCAGAAACACCACCCGGGCGCTAACGTGATCGCTGGGATCGTCGCCGGGCCGATGAAGAACCAGAGCCTGGGGCCTGAGGCCTACGACCGCGTGCCCGCGGGTGACGACGTCTTCCACCTGCGGCTGCCGCACCGCACTGGGCAGAGTCACTCCGCGCCGTGGCTGCACGCGGTGCTGCAAGACATTCACGATCTTGACCACCTGACGCTCGCCGTGCTGAAACGCGTGCAGGTCGCCGCGTGCCTCGCGCTGTTCATCAAGTCCTCGGAGGCCGTGCCCGAGTTGCTCGAAGTCACGGCGGAGAACTACGGATACCGGTTGGATCAAAAGTTGATTCCCGGCATGATCTTCAAGTTGTGGCCGGGCGAAGAGGTGCAGACGATCGATTGGCGGGTGCCGCTTACGGACCTGGGCCAATTCGTGGTGCTTCTTGCGCGCCGGATCGGCGCCGCGCTCGGGTTGCCCTGGACGATCGTGCTCAAGGATTTCAGCGCGTCCAACTACAGCTCAGCCCGGTCTGACATTCTCGAGGCGCGTCCGGCCTTCGCGGCTTTCGAGCGCCGGTTGATTCGGGCCCTCGCGTGGATGCGCCGGCGCACGCTCGCGGACGCGAAACTCCGCGGCGAGGCGAGGCTCCGAGGCGTCGAGGAGTGGTCGCTCACGCAGGCCGCGTGGATCGGCCCGGAGAAGCAGTGGGTCGACCCGAAGAAGGAAGCGGAGGCGATCCAGATCGCGCTCGCGATCGGCGTCACGACGCTACGCGACGAGGCCGCGAAGCGCGGGCAGGATTGGCAAGAGTTGCTCCGGCAGCGGGTCAAGGAGGAGTCGCTCGAGCGTGAGCTCCGCGAGGAGGCCGGGCTCGCGGTGGCTGTCGCGCTGTCGCCAGTCGTCCCCGACCTGGAGGACGAGCTCGACGGCGAGCCCGAGAAGGAGCCGGACGAGGACCTCGCCGGCGACCCCGAGGCTGGCGACGGGAGCGTGTTGCGGCGGCTTTCGGGCCGGTGGCGAGGCCGAGCGCTCTACGCGCGGGTCAACGGCTACGCCGGAGCGGTCCTGTGACCGCCGCGTTGTGGATCGGCGCGAGCCTGCGCGGGATCGACGAGACGGCGCGCCGAGCAACGTTCGTCGCCTCGACCGAGCGTCCGGTCGAGACGTTCTGTGGCCGCGAGGTGCTGCGTGCGAGCGGCGTGAAGCTCGAGCGCTTCCGCGCGAACCCAGTCGTGCTGGACGCGCACGACCGCTCGTCGATTCGCTCCGTGATCGGCCGCGCCGACGTGCGCGTCGAAGGCCGCGAGGTGATCTCCGACGTCACGTACGCGCCGAACGAGCGCGGTGAGGAAGCCTGGCAGCTCGTGCGCGGCGGGTTCGTCCGCGCCGTGAGTGTCGGCTACAAGCCGAACGAAAAGTTGACACGGCTCCTTCGTGAGGGGGAGTTCGACGGCGAGGGCTACGCGAGGGTCGAAGGCCCCGCGCTCGTCGTCGGCGAGTGGGAATTGCTCGAGGTCAGCAACGTGCCGGTCCCGGCGGACCAAGGCGCCGTACTGCGCAAACGAATGTGGGAAGGAGCCAAAGCTGTGAAGTACCCCGAGACCGCGGCGACGCCGTCGGTCGAGACGCGCGAGCTGTTGAAGACGTGCGACTGCCAGTGCGAGGCCTGCGAGGGCTGCACGGGAATGCCCACGACCCCCGAGGAGGTTGCAGCCGCGGCTGAGGCCGGCGACGACGGCGAGGCCCCCGAGGAGGAGGCCCCCAAGAAGCTCAGCTCCTACACCGTCAAGCTCGACGCCGCC